TACCTGAGTGACACTCAGGTTGATCAAACATTGATGACAGCAATAGTAAAACCTATATATGAATTTACTCAGAGCAGTGCCGCAGATCAACAAAGTAATGAAACACTGGGAGATAATATTGGATTAGATACGCTCGCTCATCAACAACTAGCAAATCGTGATGAAGATATGTTTAGAATTGACTTAGATGTTATTGGAGATCCATTCTGGATGGGTGCGCCTGGTGCGCTGAGTAGTGGTAATAACGAAGACCTTAGTAAATATATGGCAGAGAGTGCCATGCTCGTTGTACGCAATTACTATCCTGATGAAAGTATGTTAGAACCAGAAAATCCTAAAAAAGGATCTATGGATTTGTTAAGCAGTGGAGTATACACTGTTGCCGCGATAGAAACAAAATTAAGACGTGGTGAATTTTCTATGACACTAAACTGTTTTAGAGACACTAATACAAATTCTCTGCTAGTTAGAGAAGAGTTAGAGAAATTAGACTGGGATTGATAAATGAGTGGATTTTTTAGAAGTGATGGAACAACAACACCAGATAGAGTTAAACAAGGCGGACTTGCTGGCGTTAACAGAAGCATTGGATTGTATATTGGTGTAGTAACAGACACCAAAGACAGTCTATTCCTGGGAAGAATTACTTGTAGAATTCCCGAGTTTGGTTCTGAAACTCCAACAAATGTATTGCTTGTAAGTCCATTTGGTGGAGTTACTAACACACTGGATGCTGTAAGTGACGTTAAAGCCTTTGGTGAAAACGAAGAAGTTACTGGCGGTACTCCTAAAACTTATGGCATGTGGCCACAACCTCCGGCTGTAGGTACAGAAGTATTAGTTGGATTTACAGCAAGCCGTCAGGAAGGATTCTTGATAGGCACACTAATGAGTAAAGATCGTAATCACATGCTGGGCGGCAGACCCAGTGGGTTGGATAGTGACGGAGAAGTTAATCCAGTTGGTGAGAAAAACCCCAGAGATCAGGAAGCATTTAAACGTCCTAAAGATACTGAGTTTGCTGAACAATTAAAAACACAGGGTCTTGACAAAGACTTTGCTCGTGGACACAGTATGAGTAGTGCTAGAAGAGAATCTCCCAGTAGAGTATTTGGCTTTACTACTAGAGCCGGACATGTGTTAACCATGGATGATGGTACTGAAACAGATGCTGGTAGCGCACTGAGCAGAAACATTCGTATAAGAAGTAGAGGTGGTGCTGAAATACTAATTGACGATACCAACAAGATGATCTTCATCACTAACCACGATGGCACTGCCTGGATGGAAATGAGTGAAGATGGTAATCTGGACGTATACGCACAGGATGACATTAGTTTACACACTGAAGCAGACTTTAATTTACACGCCAAGGGTAATATTAATATGCAAGCAGACAAGGGTATTAATATTAGAAGCACTGGCGAAGATGGCATCAAAATTGATGCGTTTGCTGGTGATTTGGATTTGTATACAGAAAAGAATTATAAAGTACAAGCGGCACTTAATGCTAACCTAACAGCGGCAGGTAACTACAAAGAACAAGCAAAGCGAATTGATATGAACGGTCCAGTACCAGACACAGCAAAACGTGTTAAGGTAAATCAGTTACCGGAAAATACTAAAATACAAAGTAGTGCGGCTGATAGAGTGCCAGAACATCACCCTTGGAAAGGTGCTAGTCAGATTAAAGAACAGTTTAATAACAGTGAGGGTAATACAAACTAATGGCCAACATTGAAGTTAGATTACCCAACACAATTAGCACTACAGATTTAATTGAAACAGATTTGTTTACTGTGCTGGATGACGGTTTAGTTAATACACTAGTACCTCTAAAAGATCTAGAAGCCAGTGAAAGTATACTTCAGTTTATGTATGGAAATGTTGGTTGGCGAGGTTACAAATATATTGGAAAATCTGGATTCACTGTTATTGGATATAATCAAGTTCTGAATGACGAATTTAATAAAAAGGGATTACTGGAAACTGAAGCCTACAGTTATTGGATTGCTGAAATTAAACGTAAAGAAAGAGCATTTAAAAAGAATATAAGTCTTGACAGTTTAAGTCAAACACAATATGATGCGCTACTAAGCCTGTATTGCCGAACCGGAGATTTTGGTTTTATTGGTAGTGAGTTTAGAAAATTTGATGTGCGAGAGTATATTGAAAACAGACAATGGAAATATGTGTTTACGGCATTCATACTGAGTGGGCATTTTCGTAAGCAATGCCAGAGAGAAGCAAGAATATTGATGTTTGCTGACTACGGCGCACTAAAAACCAGAGCGATTACCAAGGAAGAAGGTATACAAGCAATCAGAGCTGACTACCCTGATAGAATGATGGATCAACATGCTAAAGAACAAGCAGAGTATATCTATTACAAGGAAACAAATCGCTTCCTGCCTAATTTACCTCAGAGTAGAAAACGTACTATTGTTGAACAAGCGGCTGAATAAATACCAACATGAGCGTGTTATTACTTAATGCTGACAGCCAGCCACTTAGCCTATTACCACTCAGTACAATCACGTGGCAGAGCGCAGTTAAAGCATATTTCCAGGAAAAAGTCATCATAGTAAAAAGCAACGAAGATCGTATCTTACACAGTCCTAGTTTTGAGATGCCTATGCCTGTTATTGTTATGCTTAAACGCTGGCACAAACTACCGCCACTGGCAAAGTTTACTCGTCGTAACTTGTTCCTTCGGGATAATTTCCGATGTCAATATTGCTTTGAAGAATTCCGGCAATGCGACTTAACTATAGATCATGTGGTACCCCGGAGTCACGGTGGCAGAACAAACTGGACAAACTGTACCACCGCATGTAGAAAATGTAATACCGCCAAGTCCAACAAAACAACTATAACACCCATCAACCCTCCAGTACAACCAAGTTACTATCAACTCAATACAAAAAGCACAAAATTCCTACAATATACTAACATTCACCCTGATTGGGAACCCTATCTTTTCCACAAGCAAGAAAGTTTAATGAGTTCATAGTGTAATTGAAAACCAGTGATTTTTTCAGATAAATATCTATATGGAAAAGATAATTGGATATACATCACTTGAAAGTACAAACGTTACAGGATTAACGGGTCTTGAACTGGCAAAGCGTGATTTAGCAAATCATTTCGCTATTAGAAAAGGCGAAAAATTTACTAATCCACAGTTTGGTAGTGATTTGCCTTATTATGTATTTTTACCGTTAGATGAAGCCACTATGGATCTCATCAATGATGACGTGCTTAACGTAGTAAGTTATGATCCTAGGTTTACATTAACCGATAGATCAGTTCGTGTTAATCATGATGATCATTTGGTAACAGTAAGAATAGAATTGATGTACGAGCCAACTAAAACTCCAACAGATTTAGAGCTAAAGTTCGATGCTGAAGCGCAAAACGGGATTGAGTTTATTTAATTATGGCACAGCAAGTAAGACAAAGTAAAATATTTGCGGCAGAAGATTATACAGCAGTATATGAATCTTTCGTTAACGCAAACTTTCAAGCATACGACTTTGATAGTATTAGAGAAAGCATGGTTTCCTATGTTAGGAACAACTATGCTGAAAGTTATAATGATTGGGTTGAGAGCGCAGAATTTGTAGCACTCCTCGATGTTATTGCTATGTTTGGACACAACCTAGCGTTTCGTGTAGACTTAAACAGTCGCAACAACTTTTTAAGCACAGCAGAAAGGCAAGACAGTGTTCTTAAACTTGCTGACTTTTTGGGTTACCAACCACGCAGAAATGTGACTGCTAGCGGATTGCTAAAAGTCAACAGTATTAAAACAAATGAAGCAGTAATTGGTGCCAATGGTGAAAACCTGGGTAATCAGGAAGTTCGTTTTGAAAGTATTACAAGTATTGATAACCTTGATAACTTTAACACTCTTATGAATGCTGTCTTTGCTCCTACTAACCCGTTTGGTAGTCCGAGAAAACAAGCAACTATTGGCGGTAAAGTTACAAGTTTTTACAATCTAAACAATGCTATTAACCAGATCAACTTTGATATTACTGGTGTAGCACAAGGTAGCCAAACAAGTTTTGATATCATTGGTTTAGATTACAATAATGTACAAAAAGATTTTAAAGAAAACACCCCAAATCCAACTGGTGCGTTTAGTGTAGTATATCAGAATGATGGTAAAGGTGTTACAAGTGACGGCACTGGTTTCTTTGTTGGATTTAAACAAGGTAGTCTACAATTCCAGGACTTTAACATTGACGATCCAATCAGCAACATGACACTGGATGTTGATGCAGATAATGTTAATAACACTGATGTTTGGGTACAAACTATTGACAGTGCTGGTATGGTGGTAAAGAACTGGACTCAGGTAGAAAATATTTCAGGCAGTAATGCTATCTACAATGCTATTGATGCTGGCGTAAGAGATATTTACGCAGTTAAAACCAGAGAAAACAATCAAGTAAGCATACAGTTTGCTGACAGTGCTTTTGGCAACTTGCCAAAAGATATTATTCGTGTTTGGTATCGTACTGGTTTAAATGACACTTATGTATTGCGTCCAGACGATATTGGTACCAAGAGAATTAATATCGAGTATATTGGTGACGATGGTAACAGTTATACAGCAACTATGAGTGTACAACTAAGGCAAAGTGTCACCAACGCAAGTGCTAGTGAAAGTTTAGATGATATTAAAACAAATGCTCCGCTAGTATACAGTAGCCAGGACAGAATGATTACTGCCCAGGATTATAACAGTTATTTGTTGACACAAAGCGACATTATTACTAAACTAAAAAGTGTTAACCGCACACACAGCGGACACAGTCGTTATGTAGACTTTAACGATCCAACTGGTGCTTATACTAATGTTAGAATGTTTGCTACTGATGGTACACTAGCAAAAGAAGAAAAAATCAAGCAAAGTATTCCAAGTGGATTAACTGCTACAACAGTATTTGACAAGTATTTTAAACCACTATTAAATGATGATGAATTAATTAATTTATATTATGACAAGTACAGTGCGACATTTGATGATCTTAAAGATGATTATTATGTAGAATACGCTGGAGACGCCACTACAACTACCTTTAGTTATTCAGCAAGCGGTATTGATGCGTTCACAACTATTTTAGACACTGATGGTGTTGAAGTAACAAACAACTATACAGTTAGTTACAATACTGGTACTAGAGTAGCAACTATTACAGCAACCAGTGGTGGTACACCAGTACCAACTGGATATAGAATTATTATTGGCGACTTAATGATTTGGCAAAGACCAAATAGTGATATCAGTGCTGGTTATTTTATTAACCAGAACGTTGTTATTAACAGAACTGGCGCCACCGCAGTTACATACTTAAAGTATGTTAAAGTTGGTAGCATTTGTAAATTTAGTTTAAATGGTACGGACCACTGGGCAAGAATTACAAAAATATTTGCCAATGGTTTAGGAGTAGATAACTCAGGCGGTCAACCAACTGGCTTAACAGCAAGTAATGTTGGAGCCATTCAACTTGATGCGGTAGTACCAACTGGTGCTATTCTTGAAAAAGTATTTCCAGTATTCAATCGAAACTTCAGCCAGGGTGAAAGAACACAAGTTATTTCATACTTGAATAGAAAAGTACCTTTTGCTGTTAAGTATGATTACTACAATGATGAATGGGATATTATCCGTAAAGATCCATATCCCACAAACTATAATGCTGCATTCCCTACATTATTTACAAGAGATTATAACTTAACACAAATTGATGGAACTGTTAGTGGAAATTCCAGTTCAGATGTTTACGACAATAACTGGATTATTCATGTTGAGTACACAAATGACAACGGTATAGATAAATGGACAATTACTAGTCGTGTAGTAAGATACACACTAAGCAGTAGCCAAATTGAATTCAGTAACTTGACTAATGAGTTTTATCTAGACGAAAACAGTAAAAAGAAACGCAGAGATAAGATTGATATTACACAGATTAGCACAAGCAATAGTATTGCTGGTAGTTTCTATGTTTATGGTTATGAATTTGCTACAGACGGAGACAAGTTTGGTTTATACGATAATAGTAAAGTTATTCTAAGTTTAATTGATAACTCAAAAGATGACAGACCAGATAATCCAGAAAGTTTTACTGCTATTAGTGGAAATGGACTAACAGATTTGCGTTTTGAATGGACACACGTTCCAGCAGAAAATCAACTGGTTGATCCAAGTTTTACTAATATTATTGATGTGTTTGTGTTAACAAACACTTATGATACAGAATTTAGAAGTTGGTTAACAGATCAGCGTAACGATTTATCTGAGCCAGTGCCGCCAACAGTTGACGAACTCAACCAGAGTTTCAACCAAAACATCAGCAAAAAGGCAATGAGCGACAGTATTGTATATCGTCCAGTGGGATACAAGGTATTGTTTGGTACAAAAGCACCAAGCAACTTACGAGCTAAGTTTAGAGTTATTAAAATGGCTGGCACTAGATATACTGACAACGAAATCAAGAGTAAAGTTGTAGAAAATATTAATACATTTTTTGATATTAACAACTGGGATTTTGGAGAAACATTCTACTTTACAGAACTAGCAGCCTATGTACATAAAGAAATGGCTGGTATTATCAGCAGTTTTGTTATTGTTCCTCTTGGCGAGGACAGTGTGTTTGGTGACTTGTTCCAGATTACACCAACAAGTGATGAACTGTTTATACCAAATGTAAGTGTGGAAGATGTAGACATTATCCAGAGTATTACACAAACAAATATCAAGGCAGGATAAATGTAAATGGCAGAATTTGACGCAAATGGCAAGGCTACCGAAAACAAGAAGCGAGTAGGTAAGTACAAAACCAATAATATTAAAACCAGCGAGTACTTGCCGGGTGTTTTTAATACAGACTTAAATCAAAAATGGTTAGATGCTACACTGGATCAAATGGTCCGCAAAGGCGACTTACAGGATGTTGATGCGTTTATTGGTAGCAAGCACGGAAAATATCGTAACAAAAAAGATGAAACGTATCTTACCACAAACAAACTAGGTTTAACTCCTGCTATTGTTACAAAAGATATCAGCGGAGAAGTTATTAATAAAATAACTTTTGATGACATTGCTAACAGCGTTAACAGTAATTTTAACCAGTACAACTACAACAGTGCATACAGTTCAGATTGTTATGTATACGAACCACCTATCAGCGAAGATAAATTTTTAAACCATTTAAACTATTACTGGATTCCAGAAATGCCAGTATACAGAAGTTATAATGATGGTACCAGAGATTTTGCTGGTAACGATGAAAGATACGTTTTTAGTTTTGCTGACAGCAGAACCATTACTGATGTTAGTTTAAATGGCGTTACACTAACACTTAATACAGACTATACCAGTACTGGTACAGAAGTAAGTTTAATCACTATACCAAGCACAGGAGATACAGTAACACTAACTGGTGCTGCCATTTCATACAGCACAGACTTTTTAACAGATGTACAACAGCAAAGCGTATGGCAGTTTAGTGACGATAACGGAACATTTGATTTACAGGATGGAATGTTAATTAAACTTGAAAGCGGTTATGATAGTTCAGTTATTGGTAAAACATATCTTGTAACTGGTGTTGGCGTACAAATTTTTATCAGAGAATATCTAGACGAAAACAACCGTCCACGTTTTCCAGATGCTACAACATACAAAGATGAAGTCAGCAGTTACTTTGATCCAAGTAACATTGTAACATTTAGCAGATATGCCAACAACGGTGTACTCAAGGACACCAGAGTTGGGCAAAATTATGCTGGTACTGGTACAGCGGGTACTAGCGATCCTTTTGAACTTATTGCTGACCATAATTATGTTTGGCAAAATAAAACAACTAACCCTGGTTTGTTTAGTACAGTTGATCCAGATCCAACATTGTTGTTCTGGAGTTCAAATGAAGATGGCTGGGATCCACTTGTAACTGGAATGGTAGTACAGTTTGATGCTACGTTTACATTTAGTAACCCACTGGACAAGGAAAGAATTTTTTATGTAGAAAGTAGTGTAACAAGTGGTGAACTTATTTTAACTACTATTATTGATCCAAGTCTAGTAGCAAGTACTGGAAGTCCTATTCCTCTTGGACTGTCTGAAAGTTTAAAAGAGATCGCCTTTGCGTTAACTGGTGGTTGGGATACTACAGTTTATGACAGTAGTGTCTTACCCTATGAGAAGAAAGACTATCTAGTAGTAGCAAAGAACGACCTTCCTAGCAGTGCTTGGTGTCGAGTAAATCACTGGATACACAAGGATGTTATTCTAACACTGGAAAGATTTGTTCCAGAAATTCTTGCTAGTAACTATCTAACAAGCATCAGTCAAGCAAAGCGTCCAATTATTGAGTTTGAAGCCAATCTAAACTTGTATAACTATGCTACTTTCCAGAGAGGTGTCACCAACACAAGATTTTACTGGTGGGGACCTGTAGACTTTATTATTGACGACATCGCAAATTATACCGGGTTGCCAGTGGGTGCTACTTTTGTAGTGGAAAATGGATATCAATTATACACGGTAACAAGCACTGGATATAATAGTCAAAATTTACGTCCTGGTGAAACACTTTTGATTATGGACGGTAATACTAGCGACTTGGTTACTAGATATAAATTTAGAGACGTTTACTACAACGGATCAAATATTGTACTAGGACAACATAAACAAGGACCTAACCAGGCTCCGTTGTTTAGTTTGTATGATGAAAATGAAAAAATTCTAAACAACAGTTCAGTATATCCTGAAAGCACATTTAATGGCAACAAATTATTTGGTTATAAAGTTAACCCAACTGGTGTGATTGATAAAGAACTGGGATTTGCTCCAGTGTATAAAGATAGCGGAAACAGAGCTGATTTAGTTTTTGAAAACTTTATGATAACAGAAAAATACGACTATGTTGTTAAACTAACAAATGGTGACAGTATTGGTAAGCGAAGAACCATTGGTGGGTATCCAACATTTAAAAGAAGTGATCGTACACAGTTTATCTATAATCCGGCTCCACATGCTAATGGTGCTTGGGTAAACTATCAGCAAACTGTTACAGAATTAACTGGTAACTCAACTAGTGTTCCACTGGGAAGAAACAACTGGTTAACAAGCAGTGAGTTTGTCACAGTAAAACAAAGTGATGATGACTTTACTGCTCTAGAATTGTTAAATCACAATGAGTATAATAGTAGACGTGAAACTTTTCCAAATATTCTTGCTACAAAAGGTAGTACAATTACTATTCACGATTTAATTGGATTGGATAGTAGCACACAGTTAAAGTTTTTTGACGTAAATCGAAATGTTATTCCAGTTAGTTCTGGTGTAATTGTTAGAACAGATGAAAACAGTGACGGGTTTGATGAAACAATTAGTGTTACAGTACCTAGTACTGTTGACGATTATTATTGGTACGGTTACGATTCAAATACAAGAGCAAAGATTATTGCTGTTGACGATACTACATATTTTTATCATAAAGTATACATTAACGGTAGACAATTAAAATCTAGCGAATACACACTTTATAATAGTACACTTACAATCAATAATAGTTTATTGAGTGCGGGTGACATCATTGATGTTGACTACAAAGCAAACAGTACAGATTATGGTTACAATGGTAGTATGCCACTTGTACACGAACATAACCCAACAAACTATTTGCTGGAAACATTTACTATTCCTGAAACAATTAGTCACTGGAAGAGTATGATATCAATGATTCCAGGATTTGACGGACAAAGTTTTGGCAACAACAATAACCATAAAATTAACAGATTAAGCAATCATGGTGGAGAAATTTTCCTACACAATGACGTAAGTGTTATGCACGACTTGTGTTATGCTGATCCTAATATGAATATCAGCAGTGCCTTAAACAATCAGGGTAACGAATGGTGGAGTTTTAAACAGCGTTTTGTCAGTCAGATTAAAAGATTGTATACAGCAAACAGTTATACAACAGTAAAAGATCTAGTTAATGATGCGCTAAAGGCGATTACAAACACAAGAAAAGGTTCAACACTACACCAGGACAGCAATATGGTTTACAGTGTTTACGACAAGTATCAGACCGTTGAACTTGATGATGTAAGCACAAGCGCATGGAGAACCTTTACTACACGATTTACTTTTAACAGTGACGAAAACCACAGAGATCACGTTTACATTTATTTAAGAAGCAGTTATGTTAATGATCAGGGTCAAACTGTTTGGTTGGAAAGATTATTAGAACGAGACAACGAATACACTATTAATGGTAGTGAAATTACTATCTTGACTACAGTTGGTGCTCCTAGCGGAATTGGAAGTAGTAATCCAACGCTAACTGTTTACTATCATAATATGGATGACGAAAGTTATGTTCCAGTTAGCCTTGCTAAGGTTGGACTAAGCAACATTACTATTCCTACATTTGTAGGCGGAACTAGCAGTGGTTATTTTTATACACATGATGGCGAATTAATTACAACACCGGGCAATAAGTTTTGGGTTCTACAGGATGTAAATCATAAAGAGTTTGATCCAGTTAATGCCGCACTTTTTGAATTAGAAAAAAGAATTTATAATGGTGTAGTTGATGACATTACCAAGTATACAAGTTATAAAAAGTTCTTACCAAGTCAGCACCTAGCAACCTGGTATAAGTTAAGTGACATTGATGGTTATGTTGAGAGATACTTTAACGAATGGAAATTATTGCGTGGAGTTAGCGATTTAAATGGCGGTGTTGTATATGACGCCACTGAGCCGACAACCTGGAACTACAATACTATTGATCCTGGAAAACACTTCGCTGGCAATACACTACCAGGTTACTGGAAAGGTGCGTACACTGTATTGTTTGGCACAAGTTCTCCACAACTAACACCCTGGCACATGCTGGGTTTTGGTAAAAAGCCAGACTGGTGGGACGATGTTTATAGTTGGACAGATGCTACTAAACGAGCCAGACTTATCAAGAGTTTGAAGCGTGGGTTAGTAAGCCATCCAATTGATGAAAAAGACAGACAGGATATCCGTTTTGCTAGATATTATTGGGATTGGGATAATAAATCTCCAGTAAAGACTGATGGTTCTTTGGAATATATAGGTTATATTTTAGGCATGGCAACAAATCCAGGTGACCCACCTAATGACACGGTTGCAGCTTCTCAAGAATTTGTTTTTGGTGATTGGGGACCAGTTGAATACGAATGGAGACAGAGTAGTAAAGGCCAAGCAGCGATGTTGGATGCCATTATTAAACTTAATCCAGCAGATGCCTGGGCGGAATTCTTCCAGCCTGGACAAGTTGAATACGGTAACGACAGTAACTTAAACATGGTTATTACCAAAGACAGTCGTGTACTTGTTAATCCAAGAGAGTTCCGTTATCACGGCAAAGTTTATAACAGACTTGTTACTAGAGTTTTTGTGGACAATAGCTCAGATGGATTTGCCACAGACACACAATTATTCCTAGTTAATCAGGATCACGCCAAGCAAGCAACTACTATTGTAAACACCAATAGCGATGGCGAAATTACACATGTTAGTTTGGTTAAAAGAGGATACGAATATCAAGAAGCACCAGTACATGATTTATATAATCCAACTGGCGCATCTGATGCGAGCGCAGTATTCCGTGTTACAACAAAAGCAACACCATTTTGGGCAAACGGACTTAACCATCTACAAGCAAACCTGGCAAAACGCAATCAGGCAACTGACAATCAGGAACAACAGTACTATAGCCTAAACACACAACTAGTACAAAAACTAAACGGCTTTAGTAGAAAGAACCTATTAAATGTATATACAGAAAGTGGTCCAGCAGGTAAATTTAGAATTGGTGAGAACGATTTTGATGTATCAATGTATCGCAGTATGCCAAGAGAAGTGTTAAACGCTAGTAACATTATTATTACAAAAACACCAACAGCATTTATTGTTAAAGGTATTAGTAAAACAAAACAACAATTTAAAATGTTAGATCCTAAAACAACTGGTAATAATATATTTGAAAATATTGAAATATCTGCCGGCGTTGTTCTTAAAAAATATAGAAACTACCTATCTACTACAAGTATTGTAGAATATGGACACAGTTATACAAAAATACAAGATACTTATGATTTTATCAGAGGATATTATGCCTGGTTAAAAAGTGTAGGATTTACTACACAAGAACTTGGTGATAGTCAAGCATTGTATTTTGCCCAGTGGGCATTACAGGCAGATGCTGACGACGTCTTTACTTTGAGAATTGGTGACAGTATTGAATTTACAAATGACGGCTATGTGCTGGAATTTAATACAATGCCTAACAGCGAAAACAGTATACTTGATCAGTCAGGTAGGGTTATCAGTCAGGATCAACTAATAGTACAACGTAACAGCACAACTACAACTATTAGTATTAAGCCTGAAGCAAGTGCGTTTAACTTTGGTAGTATTAATGTCGCTGTTGTGAAATGGGAACATGTATTAATGTTTAAAAATCGTACAGAGTTCAATGAAATCCTGTTTGACAATATTACAAATCAAAGACAATGGAGACTAAAACTACAGGGTAGAAAAACAAAAGACTGGTCCGGACTTAGAAGTGCGCCTGGTTATCTAATTCAGGATAACAGTATTCTTGAAAACTGGGATAGTAGTGTCCAAACTATTGATGACTTTTATGACTTTAGTATTGAAAATGTCAACGCTGGTGTCAGTAAAGCAGAAAATATTACCATTGGTAACTTTGATAAAGCCTGGAAGGAAAATATTGATCTAGATGAAAATACATTTAGTAAGTTTTATAAAGGATATATCAAAGAGCAGGGTACCAAAGACGTAGTACAGCGTTTAATGAGAAGTGATGTTGTTAATAACGGTACTAGTAGACTGGGTATTCATGAAGAATGGATGTTCCGTCATAGTTATTTTGGTGACACAAAACAAACGTCAAGTATTGAAATAATGCTAAGACCTGATCAGTTAAGAGCAAGCGGAAATATACCACGAGTTGTTAACTTAGAAGAAATTAATAGTGCTGATATAGTTAATGGAAATCCAGCAAGTTTAACTTTTGCTACTACTGATTATGACACTTATTTGAGCAATAGAAAACTAACTACCGCTGGCGACCTAATTACTAGTGAGAGTAAGTATAGAATTCTAAACATAAATGACATTGGCACAGTATATGATGAACTGGCTGATTGGGCTAATGTTCCAACATGGAATGGCACTACAAGTTACAAGCGTTTTGACCAGATTCGTTACCAGGGCGCCATGTATGAATGTAATGTAGATTATATTGGGTTCAATGTTGTGGGTAGTAACCTAGTATTCACCGGAGCCGCTGTTGAACCAGTTTTTAGTTACGCTGATCCAGCAACTGACCCAGCAAGTGCTATCATTACATATCCAGCAACTACTCCAAGTGTTGACGAAACGGCTAATCATATCAGTAGTGGCAACTTTGTAACTGGACAAAATTATCAGATTGTTGAAGTTGGTACAACTAACTTTACACTAATTGGTGCCAGTAACAATACTGTTGGTACGGTGTTTACAGCAACGGGGCCTGGAACCGGCAACGGCAAAGCAGTGTATAGTCCAACTGTATACAGTATATGGTTTGATGAAACCCAAACAGTTTATGCTCCTATTGTAGCAACAGGTGTATCGTTTACTACTATACCAAGTCCAAACGTAATTACTATTGACGGTACAAACTACAACTTTGAAAACCTAGTAGCAACCCAGGTAGTTGATACAACTGCTACAAATAGCGGTAATGCTTATGTGAGAAGTACAGCATTAACTGATCCTGTTATTGCTGATAACACTAACTATGAATTACAAATCAACGGCACACTTATACCAATGGTTGATAGTACATACCCAGCAGGCACTAGTTTAGACCTGGCAGATGTGATACAAATTATTAACGACAGTGACATTACAGGTAGATTGTATGCCCAGGTGTTTAATACTAATCAATTGGAAATTATATATCAGGCACAGGGCAATGTCAATGCCACATTAACTATTGGAAGCAGTGCTAGTACTGGTAAATTAAATGCTAATACGCTGTTAGGTTTAACACCTACGCTTATACCAGTTACGCCTACTACAAAAACTACTGATGTTCATACAGCAATGAACGCTACTACAGCAGCCGCACGGATTAATGCTGTTACCACATTGCCTAGTTACATTGTAGCAAGCGAGAGCAGTGGAGCGGTGGTAATTACTAAGAATCCAACAAGTGCTACTGGTGTAAGCAGTATCATGAACCAGTTAACTATTGGCGGTACTGCCAATACAATATTACAATTACCAGCAAGTACGCCACTAGCAACACCAACTCAACAGCCCAAAGTACAAACTCTTGCTGATGCTGTTACTAGTTTAAATGACAGGGGTATTCCAGACTTTACTGCTAGTGTTACAGCAGGTAATCAGTTAAGACTGGAAAGCACTGGTATTAGTATTAACCTTGGTGCTTCCAGTAACGATATGAATACTCAGTCAGGTATTGGATCGGGTGACTTCTTTGCTAGCGAAACAAGTATTGCCAACGTGTTTGATCCCAATGACTGGAGAAAACTAGACGATACTACAAGTAGAAAAGACGGAAGTTTATTTAATATCTGGATTGCTGACGATAAAGACATGGTAACAGCAACTGGTACAACTGATGGTTTACAAAGCAAGTTCTTTGGTTGGAATGTACTACAAGTTCAAGATCCAGGTTGGTATGCTTACGACAGTGCTGATCCAGGATGTAGTATTTGTGCTGGCACACAAAGCACAGACGGAAATGATGCTAGAATTACACTTAATGTTGCCCACAAGTTAAACGTTGGCGACTATGTGATGATTCACAATAGTACAACATCACCTAGTGTAAACGGTATTCACCGTGTTACTAAGTTGGGCACACTTAGTGAACCCAATGTGTTCTACATTGACATGTTCATTGAAGAATGCGGAACTAGTCCACATATTATGGTTTTAAGAAACTCCAAGTTTAACAGACACAGTGATGTTATTACTGCTGAAACAAGTGATTATTATTTCTGGGACAAAAACTCATATGCGTTTGCTCTTGAAGACAGTGCTGGTGTTACTAGTACAAACGTTTACAAATGGAAACGAACTGGAAGTAGACACACTGGTGAATGGGTACTACAAACTGACAGATATAAAACACGTCGTGTAAACAACAGCCTAGTAGAAAGTTTATTGATTTATGATCCACAACAACAACAGACTGTAGCGGAATTGGAAATCTGGGATCCACTAAGAGGAATTTTCCCTGGTGTTGCCGAAAGAGAACTGGATAATATTAGTAATTTAGACAGAGCGCAATATAACGCCAGTACTGATCCAGATTTTGACACTGCTACAGTACTAGCAACTAGCGTCTGGGATACTGACGAAGTTGGCGTTACCTGGTGGGATACCAGTACTGTTAGATATTGGGATTACGATCAGGGACCAAGAAATTATAGAGAAAGAGCCTGGGGCAATACTTTCACTGGTAGCCAATTTGATGTTTATGAATGGACAAAGAGTATTGTTCCTCCTGATGAATATGACGAAGCGGTTACTAACGGTACTGAAATGTTTGGAAAGATAGCAACTGGTACACCTTATTCGCAACTGGATAGCAGTGGAGAACCAATGTATTACTGGAGTGAAGATTTAACCTGGAACGAATCTACTCAAGATTTTGTTAGGTATTACTACTTCTGGGTTAAGAATAAAACTACAGTACCGAATACAAATAGAAAGTATACTGTAACAGAATTAGCGAGTATACTGGAAGATCCAACAGCATTTGGTATTCCTTGGGGTGCGGTTTTGAGTAGCAGTGACGAATCAAACCAGCCTGATTCACTTATTCTCAGCAATATCGAATACTTTATCAAAGACACTGGCACAGTACTACAAATTAATCTAAAGCCAGACAGAATTCCACACAGTAGTTGGACTGGTATTAACGAAGATATTGACGTTATTCCAGCATACTGGTACCTTGGACTCAAAGACAACTTGATTGGTATTCAAAGCGGAACTGGAATTAGATTCCCTAATCAAAGTTTACATGAATTTAACCGTTTTGGTGATGATAGAAAACTAGGACAGGGTTGGTTTAAGAATATATTGGATGCTAGACGTAACGCAGTTAGTGCCGCTAACCACTTGCTAAAAACAATGAACTTGGTTATTGATTTAAGTGATACCTGGGATAGAAATATTGGATACAACAACCATGCTCTCGATATAACAACCAGTGTCAATAACATGGATGTATGGACACCAGCAACTGAATACTACGCTGGCGATGAAGTTCGTTATGCTAAAAAAGTTTACAGAGCAGTGAGTTATCAGGCAAGCAGTGGCACAAATCCAAGAACAGAATTAAATGATGCTAGCAAATGGAGAGAAATTGCCAGCGTTTATGATTTAACTAGAATGTGGGATTGGGCCGACTATGTGTATACACTAGAACAGAGTATGCCTCCAGCAAGTAAAATTATTGTCAATGAAAATGAACTTTCTGGTATTGACACATCACGTGATCGTGTAGTAGAATTACGCATTTACGATTACTCGTTAGACCTGGATCGTAGCGAACTTTATCAGTGGAACGAAAACACCAGTGAGTGGGATTTGTTGAGAAAACGTAACGCTACTATACAGTTCAACGATTACATGTACAATGACTATTACATTGATGAATGGGATAGTGAAAGTCGTTGGGATAACACTGGTTGGGATGGTGACGTAATAACTTACGTTAACTTCTTTGTAAAAGCATGTAGAGAAGATTTGTTTATTCGTAAGTTTGAACAAAACTTTAACAAGTTCTTCTTTAGTGTAATTGACTATGTTCTTGCTACACACAGTTATGTTGACTGGTGTTACAAGACAACTTATGTACAAATGAACATCACTACACCAGTTAATACTACGATTAAGAAGTACACCAAGACTGGAGTAGACACTGT